AGGACAAGAGCAGGGCGAGACGTTACCCAAGGAAGACGTCGAGGCTATTCTGAAGAATGTCATCTGGGCTGGCAACGCATGTTGCAACAACTTCAGCAAGCAACTGGCACAGAGCCTCAGCGGCAAGACGCCGGCAGAGGTTCACAAGGTTCTCAAGCCAAACCTGCTGGCAATGCTGATCTTTGAAGGATTCGACAAGCTGGCAAAAGTGCCTGGCGAGATCAATATGCCTCAATGGGTAATTGACTGCGTGAAGTCTGAAGAGAAGTTATATCTTAAACCATGAACGAAGAGTGGCGAATCAGAGAAGACGTTGACCCAGTTGACTGGATAGAGAGTTGCGTGCAGCTCGACTATGGATATTTCAAGCGCCACCATCACCCGCTCATCGTTGAGCCGCTAAGGATGGCGGCAGCCAGCCGTGGTGTTGTCGTTGGCTTAATCGGCAGCGTGCAGCACATCAAGACGCTCACAGCTCAACTCTTACATCTCTACGGGCTTGCAACGTCACCGTGCAACGCTGCATTCTATGACTTGACGCAAGACGCATTGCGCGAGTTCTCAGATGACAAGTGGACGCCGCTAGTTGACTCAACCAACGCCATCACTCGACTCATCCCAGAGCAGACGTATCGTAAAACAAAGTTTTACACATCAACACCATACGGATACGTGCGCCTGTTGTCAGCCGGCGTCATGGCCAACCGTAACTCGAAGACGCTAGAGCGCATCACGGCAGACGAGTCATGGGCATACAAGGACGACGAAGGCTGGTTGTCTCAGATCCGAGACAGACAAAGCTCATTCAACTGGCAGTGGCAGATGTTCTTACCATCATCAGGACAAACAGCAGGCAGCCAACTCGACGAGATGTGGACGAGATCAACACAGAGAACGTGGCACATCAAATGCGACTGCTGCGGTGAAGAGATACCATACATCTGGAAGCTTCCCGCCATCAATGGCAAAGTGCCACCAGGTGGCATTCGTTATGCGTCCACCAAAGAGATCACAGACGAAGAGGGCACGATTGACTGGGTGAAGCTGCGCGAGTCAGTGTATTACCAATGCCAACTCTGTGAAGGGCGCATGGACTGGAACGCGGCAGATCAAGACAGGCGCAACCAGTCAGGCAGATACATCCAGATGAATGAGAACGGCGACCCATCCTATGAGTTTTTTAATTATAACGCCATCGCTCATGCATCTTGGGGCGAACTAATCACCAAGTGGAAAGAAGCAACGATTGCGAGATCACGCGGGAATCTAAGCCCGCTTGAGAACTTTGTGAGAAAGCAGTTGGCCGAGGCATGGAATGAATCCGATTATATGTCTGACGAAGTGCAAGAGAACGCACGCGGAGGGTATCTGCTCGGAGAGAAGTGGGAGCCAGAAGGAGGTGACGAGCCTCTGCTATTCCTCACTTGCGACGTTCAGAAAGATCACTACTACGTTGTGGTGCGTGCATGGTGCGTTATCAACGGCGTGCTGCAATCTCGCCTCATCGAGCGTGAGAAGGTTGTCAGCGTTGGAGCTATTCGTGACCTTGCTGACAAATGGCAGATCACACAGAACGGAATCAGGGGCTCGCGCGTCTTTATGGACGGGAACTATAACACAGGACAGGTGCAGCGCATCGCAGCCGATAATGGCTGGATGGTGTTTCGTGGAGATAAAGCAATGGACTTCAGACACCAGGACGGGCTGAGGCGTATCTACTCAGACGTGCAATACATCGACATTGGAGAAGGCACGCGAGAAGCTAAGGGTGGGCGCTATGCTGGGCAAGTGCGGTTCAGTAAACACTCAGCATTGAACAGGCTCTCACTCATTCGCTCAATCAAAACAGAAGACGACAAAATGGTGTGGACGTATGCCGACAACGCCGGCTCAGTCTACGAGCGCCAGATAAACGCATGGCACAGGATCAGCAAGACAGCGCCAGACGGAAAAAGATACTATGACTTCATCAACCGAGACAGCAAGGATGATCACTACGGCGACGCAGAGCAGCAGCAAGTGGTATGCGCTGCCATGGCAGGCTTGGTTGGAGTCAGTGGCGCAGACAACAGCGAGGATGATGCGTGATTCTATGATTGCAAACCGCCACGATTCATGTAAAAGTGCTGACGCATGAACATCTCCAACGCGCAATCAAATAATTCGCTCACCGCGACAGCGACGCCAACGCGTGCGGGCTACACAGACACTTCGAGCATAGCCTCTGGCAGCGTCACCACATATGACACGGCTGACTTGGCATATAGAACATTCTTTGTGCTTGCTGGCACATCGGCAGGAGCAACTCTTGTCTTGACAACTGGCGACGCAACAGGAGACGCATGGACGGCTCCAGTAAGACAAGTGGAAACAGCCACAGCAATCGGCACAGTCACCACAGCAGGCGACGCCACCGTTACCATCACAGCAGCAGGGCTTACAGGCTCACCGCTTGCCGTCACCGTTGCCGTCGCATTAGATGACACAGCTACGCTTGTGGCTGGCAAGATCAGAGCAGCCTTAGTTGCCACTGATGACGTTGTGACAATGTTTGACATAAGCGGCACAACTACCGACATTATTTTAACCAGGCGACCACTCGCAACCTACATACTTGGAGGCGAGACAGTTGATACAGCCTATGCTAATGATGGCACGCTTAACGTCGCCATTGCTAACGACACATCAGTTGGCATCACAGCAGCGCCAACCTCTACCAACACCACCACAGCAGTGGAGGCAGTAGGGACATACATTGCTAATGATGACGTTGACTTTGAGGGCTTGCCACTAGCGTCACCGAGCGCCATCTATGCCGTCAACATCGAGCACTCAACCGACGACGAGAATGATCAGACAGTTGATTATACTATAGGCACGGAATACAGCGGCAGGATGACATCAACAACAACCACGCCATCACGCGTGCTGATGAGTTACCCAGACGCTGCGAGCATTTTGGACACCCTAAGTTTTACAGGCACGTCTCAAACGGGAATGTTGGCAGTCACAGTAATAGGCTTGGAGTGATTCGATCATTGACAAATTATAAATTTAAGGCTTTAAATAGTTCCACAATATGCGTGCATTGCTCTTCACAGTCTGGCTACAAGCCGACAAATCTGTAACCGCTACACTGTCACTGCTTGAGCAGCTAACCGCAGCACAGCTAGAGACGGTGCAGCAGGGCGGCGCTCGCATGATTAACGCCTCACTTAGTGGCAAGAGCTTCAGCTATGAACTGCCTCCTAATTGGGGTGCATTTGATTTTACAGAGATGATTCGCCTGGCATACAAACGCATCTCACTAGGCGGCGCAACTGGCGGCCAGATGACAGATGCCGAGCTTCAAACTTACGTGCTAGATGCCAACGACGAGGTGACCGATACAATGGTTGTCAGAGTATCATCAAACAGTAACCGCGCATAATCATGGCAGTCTCACCACTTAAATCGACATACGGCAGAGCGAGCGCGAGAAACGTGCAGCAATATCGAGGTGGCTCAAGCGAGTTTTACAGCGGCGGGCGTAACGACCAGCGCAGGCTCAACACCAACAATCTGTCAAACGACATTGCCGACATGATGACGGCGCATCGTCATAAGATGATGCTTGGTGACAGCCGCTACATTTACCAATCATTCAGCAGCATTGCCGGCGCAGTTAAGCAAAAAGCAAACTACGTCTATGGTGGAAGCTGGCGGCTGCAATCACTTAGTGCTGATACTGACTTTGCCCTTGCCGTTGAAGATGATTTTAAAAAGCTCGATCAAGCCTTTGACTTGAGGGGCAGCAACTTTGGGTTCAGAAAGAATATCTGGCGCGGCAGCAAGCTGCTCGACGTGGATGGTGACTTCTTTGTTATCCTCACCGAGCAGCCAGAGACGGGTTTTCCCAAGCTGCAATTTCTAGAAGCTCACCGCGTTGGCGACTGGGGTGATTGCCGTGATGGATACATCAGCGACAACCCAGCATACAACGGACGCAGGATTCTTACGGGCGTTATTGTCGATGACTACATGGCGCCGGTGGCATACCGAGTTAAAGACGACAGCAGGGCCAAAGGCTTCCAAGATATCCCAGCCAACAGCGTGGTTCATTTTACGGATATGGAATGGTTCAGCCAAGGACGTGGCACGCCAACCATCGCAGCGGCAATTCTCGACTGGTATGATTTATCAGAGACGCGCGACGCGCAGAAGATGAAGCAGAAAATCAACAGCATATTGACGCTTGTTGAGTCAACCGAGTCAGGCACACGCGACATCGGACGCAATGCACTAGGTATCGGTGGCGGCACAGACATGCCAGCCACAACCTACATGGATTCTGGGATGATCAGAATTATAAAAAATGGTTCCAGCCTCAAACCGCATGTTGCGAACGACCCACCAGAGGGATGGCTAAAGTTCACTCAGCTTGTCGAGCAATCGGCATTCTACGCCCTTGGATGGCGCAGAGAAATGCTAGACAGTTCAGCCGTTGGCGGTGCTGGCGTG